ATTCCAAGTAGTGGTGCGATAAGTCTTGCTGGTATAAAAAATGAAGTAGATGAAGATGACTACACTGCTGGAGAGTCGTACACAAACATATCATTAACAGGTATAGTAGATGAAACAGATTTAAACGCAAACAGCGCTTCAGCACCTAACCAATCAACACCGCATGCTATGTCTGAGTGGTATGGATATGATCACGACGCTGCAGCTTCATTTGTTAATGCTAAAGCTGTTTCTAAAACATTATCAACTGGTACTGGTAATAGTATTAACTTTGTTGACACTAATGATACATTTAATTTTACAGGTACTACAGCATGGTCAATATCATTTTGGGTTAAAGCAGGTTGGACAGTTAATTTAAATACTAACATACATTTTTTTATTGGCCAAAAACAAAATGCTTCATATCAGTTGTCAGATATGATTAAAGTTATATATACTGAAAGTACAAATAGAATACGTCTGCAGTACGGTAACAAAACAACAGCATCTGATGCTTGGACTAAACAAGGTGAATGGTTGTTTCATTCTAACTCAGGTGCTTATGCAGCTGGTTATGCCGCAGCTGGTTTAGGTAGTACGTTTTGGAGCGCTAGTAATAGAGGTTATGTAAACAGTGATAACTATACAATGATAACTGTTACTAAATCAACAACAAATGGTACCAGTGGAATGAAGTTATATTGGAATGCTAACAATGCTGGTGCTCCACCAATCACTTACACTTCTGGTAGTGGTAGTCCAGCAATGAGTACTACTAATAATAGAAGTTGGAGTGTTGGTTCTAACGGTGTTGCAAATGGTGAAACAAAAACTGGTGATGGTTCAGCGACGGTTTACAATGATTTAACTATGTGGAATAAAGAGCTAAGTGCTAGTGAGGTCTCGTCGTTGTACAATAGTGGTACGGTAATAGATGCTACAACTCATAGCGCTGCAAGTAATTTGGTAGGTTATTGGAAGTGGGAAGGTAATGGTAATGCCACTGTATCAAATGACAACTTCACAATATCAGGTGGCTCAGCAATAGTAAATAAATAATATGAATTATTATATAGTAACAAAAGAAACATTCGAATTAGTAGATAAATCACAAGTGCATTTCATGAGAAAAAACTTGGATAAAACTAAAAGATTAATAGCAACAACAGAAAATGTTGAAGAAAGAATTAGGAAGTTTAATAATATAAATACTTGTTCTAGTTATACATTTACAAATCATAGTGATTGGGTTGGTGATGGGACTGGTATTGATTTAGAAGAACTTGAAGAAGGAGGATATATCTCTGAAGTAGATGACTAAGACAATAGCGCCTTAAAACACAAGTAAATTGTGTAATAATATAAATAACAATAAAATTAACTTAAATTAAATAAAATGGCAAAAAGAAAAACCCCTAAAATGGATAAGATAAAATCAATAGAAACTTCTGAGTTAGAAACAATTCAAGATTTAGTTTCAAAAACAAATCAAGGTAACTTAGAAGTAGGTAGACTTGAAACACAAAAACATAGAATAATACACGCTATGCAAGAGAACGATAAGGTTATGCAAGCATTACAAGAAAAACTAGAAGAAAAATACGGAAAGGTTAATATAGATATTAAGACAGGTGAGATTTCACCCCTTGAAGTAGAAACAACAATTTAAAAAATAAAAAATGGCAAAAAATTCATTACATGACTTAGCATCTGGTGCTTTTGGGCAAAACGGATCAGTGTTTATAAACAGTCAAAATACTGTTAAACCAAACGATATAGATCAATATTTCCACGCTATCACTTTCGTTACTAACACTCAGTTTCAAGCAAACGCAGATGGTTTGGTTTCTAACGTATCTGAACGTGCAACAAGAACCACAACTACTGGTGCATTAACTGACGTAAGTATGTCTTTTAATAGTACAAACGGTGGTGAATTAGGTACTGGTGGTTCTCCTACTGGAACAATTGTATTTCCAGCTGGTCTAACTATTTATGGTAGATGGTCACAAATCAAGCTTCAAAGTGGCCAGTGTGTAGCTTATTTAGAAAGCTAACATGGCTAAAACATCAGGATTACCTTTAGGTTTAATATGGAGAGACTTTGCAACAGACTGGCCAGCACAGGCTTATCCTGCAGGTCCAACACCTTGCACTGTTCAACAAATTAATACAAGTGGGTCGAGAGGAGTTTATAGAATGACTTTAGACGCTGGTACAGATGTTGGTGTTGTGCGTATAACATTTAACACTGGGGCTTACTTACTTCCTGGAGATGTAAGTGGTGGCCCAGCTAGAACTGCTAATTCTTTAGGTGACAGACTTGTTTGGAGTCATGGTATATATAATAACCAAGATTCTGGATCTAGTATTGGTGGAAGTTTTTTTGAAAACTCAATAACAGGAACTGGAGATGTGCCTATTATTACTAAAGACAGCGAAAATCTTACAACCGCTTCAAATTTAGAGCGAGTTAGGCAATTAGGGTTTATAGGTGGTGAAAAATTTTACGTAAAAAATGTAGCTGGTGTTGGTGTAAAAATTATAGCTATTAGCAACTTAAGGGGATCAGTACCAAGTTCTCCCGCACATTATGCTAATACTACCGGTGCTAGTGGTGGTACTTTCACACAAAGTTCAGATGGTGTATACACTAATATAGATTTGTTTGATTGGGACGACACATTAAACAGTGGTGCTGGTGGTTTTGTAAACACATCAAATACAACCGGTGTACGAACCAATGTTGGTCCTTATTCTGGGTGGAAAGATAGAAGTAGTGTCTACCCTAAAGTTACAATATACCCGAACATGAAAACTCATGATAACACTGATGATGGTGATTATTTTGATTTAGAAACCGCTTGGCCGTCGTCTGGTACTCTTGGTTTGCAACTACACACTGCTGGTCAAACTAATAGTATTCAACAAAGCGAAATGTATTACCCAAGTTTTCACGCCAATAGAAACAACACGTATTGCGTTCCTGTTGTGCCAGGTAATTCAAGTAATGGTATTGTTACATTGACTATTGAAGCACCATTGTTTGGTACTTGGTTTGGTATTGCTTACGGATGTCCAATAGACATGGAGGTTGCTGATAGTGGTAAACACAAATTAACTAGATCAGCGGTAACAACTAATTGGAATCAAACATGTAATAGAGGAGGTTCTGTTGCAGATGTATATCACATGCCAGTAGACGCTTACGGCGGTGTTAATCCCGCTTCTGTAGGTAGAGATGAAAATGGTATTCCTTTAAAAACAATAAACACTTATTCACCGGATTTAGACCATGACGACGACCACAGTGGTGTGCCAATGGGTCATAGAGTTGTTTCTGAAGTTAGAGGTTCTGATGGTAGAGATTTGTGGGAAAACCTAGTTACTACTAAATATATAACTGAAAACGGTAGAGGTTCTTGGAAAACAGCTATGAACGGTGGTACTGATCCAGACACGTTGATAAGAGATTGGTACGGAATGGTAGATGCTGTAGAGTGCTCGGGTAGTTTTAGTTTTCCCGCAAGCGATCAAATAACTTGTCCTAGTTTTTCTGTTGTAAGTGGAGCGCCTTCAACTGCAGCGGCAGTTCCTGAGGTAGGTGATTTATTAGTTACTGGTAGTGATAATACTTTTGGTAACAATGGTGTAACTAGTAATGTAACTGTTACAGCTGTTAGTGGCCAAACAATAACGGTTAGTGGTATGTCAATGACAACTTCAGCAGCTTTTAGTGGTTTAACACCTACACTTACATTTGTAAAAATGGGAGACATACAAACAAAAGGTTATCTTAACCCTACTGTTTACAATGGCAGCACTACAGATCTTAGCACTATACCTGGTCAACCAGCGGGTGATATAGGCATAAGAGATTATTTGTTTGAAGATAGGTATGGTGCAACGCCATTACCTGATGGTTTTTACAAGATAATTGATAAAAACGGCGTTAACAATGGTAATGGTGGTAAGAAAAGAGTTAAAGTAAAAGACGGTATAATAATAAAATGTAGAAACTGCTTTGGCTCTGTAAAAAGTAGATAATAATAAAATAAAATAAAATGAGTAAACTAATACGAAAAATAAGTATTGGTAAAGATTATAAAAATGACGCAATGCACTACTCTGTTGGGCAAGAGGTTTATGGCGGGCATACTATATGTGACATTTTAGAATCTGAAACTAAATACAGTGTTTATATTAAAAAAGGAAAAGATGTTTTACCTTGGAAAGATTTTAACAAAAACATGGCTGTATCTGTAGAATATAACTTACAGTATTAATGAAAGCTGTACATGATTTTATAATTAGCCCACTAAACAAAAGATACAACAACACAAAGAAAGTAGAAGACAAAAAGTTAATATTAAATACAGAAATATTTAATCATAAGCATGTAAGTAGAAATGGTATTGTTAAAAAATTACCTAGAGTAAACTACACTAACATAAAAGTTGGAGATGAAGTTGTTGTTCATCATAACGTGTTTAGAAGATGGACAAACATGAAAGGTGTTGAGAAAAATAGTAGATCTTTTTTAAACGAAAACGAGTATTTATTATCTAAAGATCAAATATATATACACAGAAGTAGTGGTGGTGATTGGAAAGCTTTAGATGGTTATTGTTTTGTAAAACCTATAAAATCAATTGATACATTTAGTGCTGACACAGAAAAACCTTTAATAGGTATTATGAAGTACGCTGATAAATCATTAATTAAAAACGGTGTTAACAACGGTGATTTAGTAGGCTTTAGTCCAGATGATGAGTATGAATTTATTGTTGATGGACAAAAGATGTATAGAGTTATGTCACAATTTATTACAATTAAATATGAATATCAAGGAAACGAAGAAGAATATAATCCAAGCTGGGCATAGAGCAGTAGAGGAGTTGATCAAGGTTGCTAAAGAAGACATTGTTGATAGTGACGATGATATATCTGCTGATAGATTAAAAAATGCTGCAGCTACAAAAAAGCTAGCTATATTTGACGCATTTGAAATACTTAACAGAATACAAGAAGAAGAAAACTTGCTTGAGGGAAAAACACCTGAAGAGGAAGAGAAAAAAGTCTTTAGAGGATTCGCAGAAGGCAGATCTAAGTAATGTACGAGCAAAATTTAATTAAGACGGTAGAGCCTATAAAAAAAACCACTATAAACAGATTAAACAAAGGCAAGAAATGGAGGTATGGATATAACAAAGAGCACGATATTGTAGTTATATCTAAAAGCGGGCAAATAGGCGAAATAGTTGAAATACAAAACTTTCAAATAGCACTGCCAAAACAAACTAATGTTTACGTTAATGAAAGTAAGAAATGGGAGCAGTTTGAATACCCGAAAGAATTAAGTAGGCTTAAAAATATATTTGACTGGCGTAGTTATCCTGAAGAAAAAAAATCACAGTGGTTTGATTATATAGATGAAGAGTTTAGTAGAAGAGATAACGGTTTTTGGTTTAACAACAATGGAACACCAACATATATAACAGGTACACATTACATGTATTTACAGTGGAGTAAAATTGACGTAGGTGCACCAGACTTTAGAGAAGCTAATAGAATATTTTATATATTTTGGGAAGCTTGTAAAGCAGATAAAAGATGTTATGGTATGTGTTACCTTAAAAACAGACGATCT